ACATTCGCTTGTAGCTTTTGTCGGTCGGCTAACATTCGATGGAGTATGTTATGCCAAATTGTTTTTGTCTATATCGTAAGGCTGATATAGATAGCAAATTGGAATTAAAAGCCGTTCCATTGAATATTGTCGATGCTGAGTTATGCGCGTATATGCATATCGAAGTACATCCGACAGATTATGCTTTCAGTTGGTTCGATGTTATCGGATTACGGTTAGCATTGGGACAATCGTTCATAGAACAAATTGCCAATGCTGAAGAACACGCAACCGAACCGAATTCCGATGATACGGAATACTACATCGAACAATTGAAAATACTTCGATGGCTCGATGCAAACTTCACATTCGATAGTTGGGTAGAAAGGTAACTAATGCGATTTGCTGAAAAACTCGCAACCGTATGTTTACTGGCAGCATTTATCACATTTGCTTGTGTGATACTTGCTAAGTTGATTGAGTAGTAATCCAACAATAATTATTGGGAGCGTATTAAAAGTACGCTCCCAATGGAGAACAAACATGACACATCTTGATATTGAATCGCATATCAAGTTACTTGTTGGAATACGTAATGCGTTCTCAAAAGAACGTGGTAATTCAATAGTAAAAGCGTATGAGAACATGACACTGGCAATTAGTAACTTGCAAGATGCTAGTGTGCAAGCATATCGCTTGCATCTTGACTCGAATTCGCACAAACCTTGATGATTTAAATTCCATAGTCCGTACACGTAGAATAATCGTGTACGGACTATGGAATCCGCTGCGGTTTATGGTAAAAAACCCCAAAACCATTTTTCAACTTTTCTAAAAAATCATGATTATGTAAAATTTCAACTTTTTCCAAAAATCATACAAAATTTAGAAAGTAAAATAAACTTATAACATTCAACATACTGTAAACCCATTAATTATTGTAAAGGTAAGAACTGAGAAAAAACCGTAAGCCTATAAGCTACATAAGTTTATAGAATTCTCTTGATTTTTTGGCGTAGCCGCGTTACAGTCCAAACACCGGGTGTAGACTACGGCCCGGAGAAAATCGTAGCATATAATTTATGGGCATCATAGCAGAGTTTCGAGAAATATTGCAAAATCAAAACTTTGATAAGAGTAGTTCCGCGGGAATTCCCGAATCACGTAGTTCAGGTCGTCCTAGAGTTCCGGAGTTCAGTGACGCTCGTCTGCGGGAATCTCACCGGGAGATTCTTAGGCGCGTGATTATAGGTCAGAAGAATGTAGAGATCGCCAAGGATCTCGGACGGAGTCCTCAAAGTATAACGATTATCGTAAATTCACCTCTCTTTCAGAGTGAATTAAGAAGATTACGGGGGAAGATCGACGAAGGTTTCGTCAGGAACATCGCTGAAGTAGACAAGCGAGTAAGCACGAGAATTCGATTGCTTGCTGAGCCAAGTGTAAATGCTCTCGAAAAGATTCTCGAAGATCATAACAAAAAGCTTGATGGGAGCGATCGTCTTAGAAAAGAAACCGCAGTCGCGGTTCTCGAATTAGCCGGTCATGGTAAGAGAAAGAGTGATTATGTGGACGGAATGAATGATTTTGCAAAGTTCGTCACGGACGCATTTAATCAAGCACAGAGCGCCAAAGGTGCCAAAGACGCTAAAGACGCTAAAGATCCAGTAGAAGTTGCTAAGAATGTTACAGATATAAAGGCGACGGAAGTTCCTGGTGATAAGATAATTTCCGCGGGAAATCTCTGTGATACGGGAAATCTCGCAGGGCAAGTTTTGCCGGGAGAATTACGCAACGGCTACGAAAATACAAAATCTATAGAATCTCCCGGAGAAGTCTCGATCGACATACAAGAGCCCGTTGAGACTTCAATGAAAGAAGAATCAAAAACAACTCCCGAGAAGATTCTCGCCGAGTTATCTTCGGCCTTGTCTTTTCCAAAGATCCTAGATTAATATCTGTGTCATAACGTAAATTATCTTGTTAAGAAAAGAGAGTGAACCTGATGATCTACGTTATGACGAGCGCGAGGATAAGAAGTTATAGGAGAACCGATTCTTATTCTCGCTGTTCTTATATGGTTTTACGAGAACCGCAAAACCAAAGAGCTTATGCAAGTCATCGTAATTTTGCTGCCGCGGGGAGATGCACCTGAAAGTCGTATTTTAAGTGCACGCGGGCAAAACGCACGGTGACTTGCACCTTTTTATGAAAAGGTAATTTCCGCGGGAATTAGCTTTGGATCTCAGTAGTTTCGTCATTCAACAATCCCAGTACATTTATAATTCCGTGAAGTGGGCCTATGACATTTTAGGGTTCTCCTGTGATGAATGGCAAGAAGAAGAATTCAGGAAAATAGATTTAGGTGAACGATTTGCAATATGGTCCACAGGTCATGGAGTCGGAAAGACAGCTGCGTTAGCAATTCGTGGTTTGCATTTTCTAAGTACTCGTCCATTCCCAAAGGTTCCATGCACAGCACCAAGTCAACATCAGCTTCATGATCTTTTGTGGGCTGAATACGCTAAGTGGCTTCGTAGAAGTGAATTTCTCTCTAAGATGTTCACGTGGACTCAGACCAAAATCTATTTGAACGGTCATCAGGAAGAATGGTATGCAGTAGCGAGAACAAGTAAGCCGAAGAAAGGTGAAAAAGCAGCGGAGGGACTTCAAGGTTTTCACGATGATAATCTACTTTATTGTGTAGATGAAGGAAGTGGAGTAGATGATCGAATATTCAGTGCGATGGATGGAGCATTAACGAAATCAGGGAATTATGCAATAGTTGCGAGTAATCACACGCGGAGAACAGGTCATTTTCATAAGATATGTGAAGATCCTCCAAAACAATGGCACACACGTTATGTGAGTGGGATCGATTCAAAGCTAGTGGACGACTCGTATGTTCAGAATATTATCGAAACGTATGGGAAAGATTCTGATACGTATAGAGTTAAAATTCTCGGAATTGCTCCGCGGGCAAGTTCCCAGCAATTGATAAGTAGCGAACAGATATCGGAGATGCACGAGCGAGTGCTCCCGGACGAATTACGCAATGGCAGGTGTGTACTCTCATGCGATCCGGCACGCTATGGTGACGACGACTCGGTATTTTATGTGCGGCGAAATCGTGAGATATTCCGCCGAGAGAGTGTTCACGGGATGGATACGACTGAAGTTGGAGATCTTTTCTGTGAGTTATTCTTTGAACACGATCCAGAATCCGCATACATAGATGAAATAGGAATAGGTGCGGGAGTTCTCGACTATGTTCGTAAGAAGCTGAAGAGCGACAAGCGTCGAGTATTCGGTGTGAACGTCGGCTCGAATGCAAAGGACGAGAAAAAATTCTTTAATTTGCGCGCGGAGTTATTCTGGCATATTCGCGAAGTAATTGATACGATAATGTGCTCGATTGATACACCGCTACTTGACGAAGAATTAGAACATTTTGAGTACGGCTGGAATACGAAAGACAGTCGAACTCAAATGCCATCGAAAGATCAAATCAAAGCGATTCTTCAACGTAGTCCGGATGATGCAGACAGTTTTAGTTTGTTGCTCAAGGATCTTGTATACCATAAGCCAGTATACGACGGTGAGAGTATCAGGAGCATTTTGACTACTGGATCAAAGGTAATTCCGGTGAGGAACCCAGAGCACATAAATATACCAATATGGGCTGTAGGGCGGAAAGACCAAGACAATCGTTGGCTAAATAAATTTAGTGCATCAAATATGCGTAGCATATTCGGATCTCGCCGTAGGTAATTTCAGCTAAAATTCTCTAAGTCTTATGAATTGCAGACTGCAGTTGGCGTGCTTAAAGATTAAAAGCGTACATATACCGCGATGTTTCGTCGCGGGGCATTTAAAAGTGCGGATGCTAACGCGCAGCTATTACTCCAAGTGCGTTAGTGTACTGTCTGTTAATACGGCTGGACATGTTGCACGTTCACTTCAGTGTGAAGCAACGCCCCAGTTATTGACAGTGCGGAACTGGCCCAACTTCGATAGTGGCCAGTGTAGGCTGAGCGAAAGTAAGCCGGAGTATATCTCCGATGCGCAATATAGCGACCAGCTGCCGTAACAAAACAGATCTGCGCTTTTTAAGTGTACGCGCGTAACCGGAGGTGAATCCGAAGAATCCAGCAAAACCGACCCTCTTGATTACGACTGTGGCGTACTGCCCGGTAATCAGGAACAACGTCATGAGTTGGTAGCGCCGTTAGCATCGGCTAACCCCGCCGGAAATACTTTTGTGTTACATGATAATCTTGAGATCAACTGCAGTCTGCAATTCATAAGACCATAGGAATATTTAAAATGTTGAAACGGAAACTTCAACAGTGTCAATTGCGCAGAACGCTACGTAAAAAAGCTCAAGTTTGTACGTGTTTCTTTTGTTTAAAAAGCCCAGCCGCACATATATGAATATATCTGAGATACTTATTGAAGAACGTAAAATTTGGTCCTTTGAGTCAAATCTCGAAGACATTGTAATTAATTTAACTGTAATCATTGGTGATCTTGCACGTTGCGCACGTGGAGCTTCTAAAGATTATGGTGAAGATCCAAGAAAAGAACTCGGTAATTTAATCACATCAACAATCCGTTGGTGTGATGATCTCGGCTATGATCCACACGAATGTATAGAATTAGCATTTGAAGCTCAACGGAAATTTGTGAAAGATGAGAGTCTTGGTTAATATGTTCTTATTGTTTTATGAATTAGCTCGGCGGGAATATGAACTGGATAAGTTACTCACTCGCATTTCAATTGCCTACGCATTAAAAAATAGGGAGAGAGATTATGGACAAAGTCGAATTAGCTATTCATCGTCCGGCGGTTCTTGGTCATCCACAATACCGTGATGTTTTGATGAGTTTTGAAACTGGTGAACAAGGTGACACACACCTCTATTTTAATTATCGTACAAAAATCAATAAAATACGCGGTATAGTTACGAAAGCCTTAGCTGGTACAGATACTGGCGTGATTACACCAAAAAACAATGCTGGAACTACCATGACCTCAAGTGCACTCACATTTGCGATTTCCGCCGCACTTGGAACCGCCGCAAGCGGAACACCTACAGCGAATAATATAATCGAAAAAGATACAAAGATGATCCTGACGTCGGCTAAGACAACTGCTGGCGGAAAGGTGTTAGTAAGTATTGAATTTGAATACGTTGATCCTTCGCGTCTCTAATATGAATCGACTCAACAACTCGAATCTTGACAAAGTTCTTATTGATCGATCGCACACAATCACGTCGATTTCCAAAATCGAAGCTGTAAACAGAATTGCTCGTGAGTTCGCTCAAACTATTATTGATCTCGCTCCTGAATCTGCTGATCGTACTGAAGCTCTCCGTTGTGTGCGACTTGCACGTATGTGGGCTAATTCAAGTATAGCTTTAGACGGTGAAATATGAAGAGTATTTTTGATGGTTGGTCTAGTAATACTCAATGTTTTGTTTGCGCTTCTGAGCTTTCTCCAGATCATGACTCAACTAAGAAGAAGTGGTGTGCGTTTGGTTATGGGTATTTGCGGCGAGTTTGGTGCGATGATTCTGAAATTCGACGTGAGTGGGATGAAACCTGTGAGCGAATTGCGCCACTTTTACGTGAACGTTTTCCCGAGAGTTTTCCTCTAGATCTCACATCTCATAGTGTAGTTGTTAAAGCTAACGATGTTCTTAGACTCCCCGCGGAGTTATTCGTCTCTCTTGATTATGAATCACAACAAATTGCCAATGAGATATGTATATGAGTTGGGGTGTATCTATAATCGGTAAGCCCTCAAACGTGTGTCGAGAACTCGACAAGTATAACGATACACTGAGCGGCCAAAGCAAGTTGGAATACGAATCTGCACTAGATCATATTAAAGCACTCGTTTGTGAGAATTTCGCTACGAATTCTGATTATGTACCCATAATTCAGGTTGACGCAAGTGGTTATGGTTCAATAGATCGTAATGCGCAAGTTGCTCGCAACTGTAACGTAAGCATTCGTATATTATCAGCCAAATTAGCATAAAATGCCTGAAAACGTAGTAGATATAAATAAGCAGACAAAGCCTACTGCGAAGCGGCTTAGCTTTGCAGAGGTCGGACGTACAGGTTTACGGCGTTTTTCTGGTATTCTTCATGAAGAGTTCTTGCGAACTCTTATTGGTCAAGCTGGAATTAAAATCTACCGTGAGATGTCCGACAACGATCCCATAGTTGGTTCATGTTTACTCGCGATCGAGCAGATGATCCGCAAAACTTCT